TTATTAAACTGTAGCGTTCCAGTCTTGACAATGCTCCAAGATCGGGCCGCGCTAGCTATTTCAGTTACGGGGTTAGACTCTACTTTCTCGTATAACTTTGCCGTAGTTCCATCATACGTTCCAGCATAACATGCTCTACGATAAGCTGTTCCACCTAAACCATACGCTCCACTAAGATCTGAACCCCAAGATAGGAAGTCTACGTTCCCACCACTAAACCTCATAGACCTATAGCCGTGGAATATTCCAGCTGTGCCGTAATTAAATATCGCTCCAGTACTTCCTTGATTTGGGTGGCCGCGGTAGAAGAAAGTAAAAGCACCCGCACCATCTGTTAGAGTCGCATCAGTTGTGGTAAATACATCTGGCCCCTCCACAAGAGTTGTGCGCCCCGTAACCCGCGTGCGCGGCCCATTTACCGCTGTGTTGATGTTAGTGATGTTTTGACCATAAACATGATCCACAACATAACGACCCTCAGCACCAAAGAGGTACGCCCCGCTGATATTCCGTGCCAGCGGGTGCGTACGAATTAATCTCGGATTTTCAGGCCGTGTATAAATCACTGAACTTCTTCGTTATAGGTGCGGATGCTCAGGATGTTCTCGTTATCAGTGTTGGTCATGGCTTGACCGGATTGATTTATGATGATAGGCTTGAACTTAGTGTTGGGGAGTAAGATGTGTCGAATAGCTACACGTTGCTGAGTTGTGACTGCTCTAACTGAAAAGATTCCAACTAATGTTCCAATAGCAGGTGCAACTGAATCAGATCCATCTGCATAGTTAGTACTATCAACAGCCTGAACTAAATAGAGTTCGCAATATCCGTTAGCCGTAGGCGCACTCTGGAATCTGCAATAGAGATCAAAATCAGCAAATCTATTATGGTCAGTAGCGTTATCTACTTCAATACCTAACTTTTGAGACGTGCTAGCGAGATTCTTTAAAGTTGGCGCCGAGCCATCTCCATTGATAATTGTAGTAAATGTCCCTAGTGCTGACCACTTAATTGCATTCGCCATCTTTACTCCTTAATACCTCATGTCATTCAAGTACTGCCGTAAATAACCAACTTCACCCAGGACACTAGTGTATTCAAAAGTGTCAGCCCACAGGTTCAAATCATCACTAACCGCACTCTCAAGTTCTATCGAATACGAATTAACGGTCCCATCAGTTAATGTAAGAGCATCGCTAAAAGCTACTTGAGAGTGTAGTACAATACGGGTTGACTCACTAAGAGTTATAGAGTCAGTGAATATGTTCTCTGAAACTAGAGAAGAGGCAAATGAATCTGCAAATGAGAGAGGATCTCCAATGATTGCTACATTGGGAAGTATAGCTGAAAAGACATCACTTAATGTTAATGCGTCAGTAAGTCCACTAGTTACAAGATGCCCAAAAAATCTAGTTAGGGCCGCGTCGGACCATGAATTTAGGGTATCAGCAACATTCGTGTAAGTTGTTGGAACCGAGCCAGGAAAGTCACTCCACGCATTTAAATCATCAGTAAATAACATCCCGATACGAATAGCTTGTGCATCATCTAAGTATGTCCCGAGATCAGAAATAGCTATGTAGAGCGGCCCAAAGGGGCCAACATGAACTTGAAGACCATCTCTAAGTGAAAGGTTATTTCCATTGATGCTCCCATTCCGTATGAATTTATCTTCCACGGAACGTGAGAGCGGCCCCGGAGGAGCTAGATATGTATACGAAACCGCATCAGCCCAATTATTTAAAGTATCAGAAGCGGTTCTACTCGGTATAATAACTAAAATGAGAGTTTCGATAGCTACAAAGGTAAGACGAGACTTTGGTGTGTCCGTCCCCTGAAGTAGAGTTTCGGTACCCTCAAATGTTATACGTGAAGCCATTAAACCACTTGTGCGCCGATTTGAAGTGCGTTAGCTTCAGATGTAGTAAAAGCTACTCCAGTGTTGGGGTTCAAGATATATTGCTTCTTATAGGAAGCATACGAGTTAGTTAATGTGATGTTGCTGCCATAATATACTGTACTGTTAGTTTTAACTGCGAGTTTAGCAGTTTCAGTTCCACCAGTGTCTTTACGCAAAACTCCACATACATCTATCCCTAGCACATTTCCGCTAAATGTCGGAAGATCAGTGGTAGCGTAAAGATCTAAATGTCCTGAAGTGGAATCACTGTTATATGTCGAATCGTCATCAGGTAGAGTTTCGTCTACATTTTGATAATTAGATCCAGTTGAAGGAGTCCATTGAGTAGAATCTCCTGCGGCGCTGGGCCGCTGTGCCACACAATGCACGTTTGAGCCTAGAAATGCTCCAGAAGCACCTTGGATTACTATATCATCAAAATAGAAGTAATCTACGCTATAACCACAGTTGAAGAACGCATTAGATACAGTCGCAGAAGCATTCTGGAAATCACTGCTTCCACTATATGCCTGGTTATCATCAATGTTAACTACAACTGTTCCTGCGTTGCCAACAATGATTTTAACTCCAATATGAACCCAAGTGTTGGTGGGGCCAACTGTGTAAGTTGAGCCTACTTGAGTACCGTTGGCGTTGTAGAAGATTAGTTGAACATTAGATCCACTAGATGACGTGTCTATCCTAAAGTGGTATGTATTTGAAGAGTCCCGAAACCCAAAGAGCGGCCCCAAAAGATTGATCTGGCCGCTCTTGAACCAAAACTCCGCGTAAGCAGTAGCTTGATTCACCGTGACATAGAAACTTGACGCTACTGTTCCAGCAGACCTAATACATCTGGTTCCTAAAGCAGTTGTACGAGCAACAGCATTTGAGAATAGATCTCCAGATGCACCACCGACAAGATCTATTTTAGATCTTAGGTAAGTGCCATCTTGAATCGCTTCTCCACCTTCCCAGAAAATTAGATCTGCCATCGCTACCTCTTCTTTTTGTGTTTATGACTCTTTCCAACTACCGCTGCAACTCGTTGAGCAACAGAAGGTGGTGGAGTAAACTCATTTGATACAAATTCAGGATCTAAGGGTTTTCCCGCTTTGCGGGCCTTAATCATCATGTTGTAGCCGTTGTGCTCAATCGTTGGAGTTGTACACCCAAACTCCTTAAGAACTTGAGTTACCTTCTCAGGCCACCATCCGTTGTAATGGAAATCGTAATCATTGGATTGGCCGCCATACAACACATTCATCACGTTGATATGCTGCTTCGCGTCACTAAAGTTATCTATGGCCCACTTCACGTTGGGTAACACAAAGAATAAATCACCGCCAGGCTTCAACACCCTAAGCCACTCAGTAAGAATGGTTTTCCACTTTTCACGAGAGAAATGTTCTAGGACGTGTGACGAAAAAATAAGATCAAACTCGTTGGGACCAAATGGAAGCTCGGTAACATCACACCGATAATCTGGATTGCACTCTTCGCGAATATCCACCCGTACAAGAGTGTATTCAGGAAAATCAGGGGATCTATCCAGCGGCCCACAGCCGATGTCGATTGCTTTTTTAAGTCCGTTTGATGGCATCCTTCGCATAGGCAAAGAATTGGATGGGAGGGAATACGTTTTACCCGTGTACACATCTTCGTGACCACAGATCAGAGATCCATCACACCAGACCTCATAATCCGTTTCTTTCTTTAGTTTATTTAGGAAGTAGAGATCTTCTGTCCACATATCAGCTTGATTTATACCATCTTTAAACTGATCTGTGTCCACAGTTTTGAACCACGGCTTACTCATCTTTGCTAGAACTTCAGTTCTGATGAGTGTACAATCCATTCCAAGTCCACTTACTTCAAAGAACTCACCCACTTTCCAATCCCAGTATGTTCCCAACCCATTCTCTCTAAAAACCAGTGGGGCCGGTGGTTCACTCTTAGAACAATATACTCCCCCAACTACACCAATCTTTGGGTTTTGTTCCATCCTAAATATCAGTTGACGAAGTGTGGGATTTGGTACTACTACATCGTCACCCAAAAAGAAAAGATACTTATTACCTTGCTCAAGAGCTTTCTCAGCAATAGCCTCTCTAGCTACGTCTACAGGTTGATTTTTAACCACCATATGATTGTAGTTGTAATTAATCGGAGGGCAAAGACCCTTAAAAGCCATTGCCCAATCCAGTGTTAACGGCCTACCGAGGGTAGGAATACCGATCATAAGGCCGTGTCCAGTGCCAGTTATCTTTTTCAATTTATCCTCATATATTTATTAATTTAAATCTACTCTAGCTCATGTGAATTGTTATGAATTTCATATTCACACTTACGTTTTGAGTTCTTCAACTCGTTCATCGCTATGGTATTCTCACGAATCACTGCTTTTAGTTCGCTAACTATAAGCTGGTAATTCGCTCTCTCTGAGGTATATAACGAGAAGAGTTGTCTTAAAACGATGAGCAATACTGCAACCGTAGGACTTTGCCTCAAAAGCTCCTGTAAGGTTTGCTCCATTCATTCACGTCCCTCTACGAACGAGCAATTAATTGGAGACGGTATAACTTAGACCCAACGTGTTGCTCGTAGTCTTGTTGATTGTTGAGAAAGTAGCTCTACCTAGCAAAGTCCCTCCAGACGATGAATTGAAGAGGCCAACTTCCCCGAGCGTGGTATTCCCTTGATTAGTTGCAAGAGACATTTGTGCCATCCACGATGGCGGGTTAGATGTAAGATTAGTAGTTGTGAACGTTCCAATAGCGAGTCTTGTGGTTTCGCTTTGGAGTGCGGAATCTGACGTTGCAGGTGCGTTAGTTCCCGTTCCAACGGCCATATAACCAATACTCTGAGAAGTGACCATATCACTGGATATGATCTGTTGAAGAACAAATCGTCTTCCAGCCGTCACAATTGTATTATCGTTCTTTTCCCATTGAATGGGAGCTTTTATCCGATCTACTTCATTTCGCTGCGCGTCATAAAGAGCAATCTCTACGTAGCCGCGAAGATTAATCAACCCATTTTGTTCACTCATCTAAACTTTTCTCCCTGGATAGTTTGAAGGAAGTTGAGGCATTGGATATGATCCTCCGCGACTCCTTAAATCACTCGGTTCTAAATTATTGCGCTTAGAAACATAAGTATTTGCGTTTATCAACTTGAGCGTCTCGAACTGAGATCTAAATTTCGTCTTATGATAATTTGATGCTACGAGATTCTGGCCCTTACCTTCTTTGAGAAAGGCACGGTAAAGAGCATAATGCTTCTTATACCTTCTTCCCAGATGGTCAGGAAGTGCAAATTCCGCGTCGGTGGGATCACTAGTTCGATAGCAAGTTACTATGCACTGCTGTCTTATTTCTGTGGCATCCCAAAGGTCTTCAAGCCCCGTTGGGGCTTTAGAAGAGTTTGGAGTTGGTATTAGCCGAATCACGGAGAGATTCGTAGGATGGACAGTATAGTATCGCGGAATACCTGACGAATATTCATTTTTCACCGTCTCGCTAACTACGGCTCTATTATACATGAGGTTATTAGCCTCATTGAAATCCATCGGCTCTAGCTTCTTACCTTCCCAAGTGATATACAACACCTTCTTGATACTTGGGTCCAAACCGTAAGTGCTTTGGTCTGCATTTATAGTAAGCGCATACTTCTCGAAATGCAAGTCGAGATCAGAAGCGATGCGCTTTTCAGCCTCGCTCAAGAGATTCGATAAGTATGCGTCTTCCCAAATTATTGGCATTTAAACATACACCGGATGGTTATTCGCATCATAGTGCCAGGTCAAAGAGTCAGTTCTATTATCTACGTGTAAGAAATTACTTCCAAGACCTACTCCATTAAATCCTGACATTTTCGCGGCTTCATAAAGTGAGGTCAAGCTAATTCCGGGGGCGGAAATGTCGGCCGCGCGGCCCAAAACGTGAAATGAGTTAGGTGCTCCACCCACTTCTGCATTGTGTTTCGCGCACCTACACCCTGAATTTATGCGAATTGGGACTTTAAGTTCGTAGCGCATCTTTTGAAGATTATCCACGATAGCTTGATGAATAGAGTCAAATCCACATCCGCAGTTACACGCAAACTCTTCAGACGTGAAGTTAACTGAGAGTCGCATCAGTACTTCCTCAACACCACGCCTAGAGAAGTTCCAAAGAGAAGAGATAGAACTAGATTGATGAGTAGAATGGAAAGTAGGACGTAAATTGCAATGGTGATGAACCTGAGAATAGTTCCATCAAGAGTTGGGAATTGACGCAAAGCCCAAAGAGCTAACGCACAAATTAGACACACAACAACGAATTGAATTATCACCATGACCCCCTTAAACCATTAACGTAGTCTGGTAAGATAAGTCTATTTCTAAACGTCTTACATTCCTCAGCATCTTCATTGAACTGCTTTTCATAGATCTCAGCCTTCGTCCATTCTTCTGCCTTCGTTAGAAGAACTGAAGTCGCGTAATTCTCCAAAGCGCGAAAACCAGAATCCACGGGGATATTAAGATCAGAAGACCCAAGAAGTGTTGGCGCGTTTGCATAATAGAAGACCCAAAGATTTGAAGCGGTACTTACTGTAGCATGAGGAAATAAAGCTACTCTTCTGTAGTTTGCGACCCAGAAGTCTGTGGAACTTCCTGTTTGCAATTCCCAATCATCTCTCTGATATTGCATCCATCTAATGTCTCTGGACACAAGCCAGTATTTAGTAGAAGCTCTATAAATTCCACGGAGGGCCACAAAGTCGGGGATGAGAGTGACAAGATCATAAAATACTCTATTTGCGGTTTCGTTTATTGCTACAGCTTTGGGAAGTAATCCATGAGTGACCGTCAAATCCTCATACCCGTCCTGAATAGCATCTTGAACTTCTTCAGGAGTCGTGAAGATTCCAGAATCGTTGAGATTCGTTTGTACGAGGGCGGCCAACTCATCTCGGGTCATTTCTTTTCCCAAATCTTAGCTTCACGTCCATAACCTTCATCAATTAAGCGTTGAAGAATCTTCTGACGTAAAGCCTGCTGCAAAATAGAATCTTGTGGAAGATCTGTACGCTCTTTAATCTCGTCATTTACTAGATAAGCTGGAGCTTCTCTACCACCCAATGTTCGATCTAGTATATTAAAATAGGATTTACTTGGATCGTAATAGAATTTTGGGTTTAACGGATTTAGAGTAAATTTAGGGTCAAAACTCTTATCTTTTTTACTTTGAAAGGCATGAAATAATTCATGTTTTAAAACTCTAGAGTACAAATCTTCTTCATCCCACTTATGACTTTGTGGAATTAAATCAGAATTTAGAGTTATCGCATCTGAAAATCCTCGATACCCCTCTATAGTTTTCTTAGCTTCAGGATCTAGAAACTCTGTAAATTTACCGAGCAATTCACGTTGAAGCGGCTTCATCAGTATAGGTGTCTTAAAATAGCGATCATAAGCTACTGGCTTATCATACGAAGGCTCGCTAAGTTTATACGATGATGGCTTCTTATCTGGCATTTAATTCCCTACCATCTTGTTCACGTCTGCGACGTTAACTTCTAGTTTCTTCACATCTCCAAAGATCCGTTGAGTTAGAACGTCCTCATAAGTGGGCCGCGCCACCCCTTTACGGGCGCGCAAAACAGTATATTGAGGATTTCCATTATTCTCTTCGTTCCTAGTCTCAATATCTTCAAACCCTACGGTTAGTAGGAAATCCTTCAATTCTGGCGTGTGCATCGCGCATACATGAAAATCCTTGGGGTCGAGCTGGCGGCCAAAGATACAGTTTTCCCAGAAAGCTCGCTTACCCATGAAGTTATCAAGCCAGAACTTGAGGCATACGCTAAACTCAGGATATCCTAAAACCAGTCTTCCCTTATCTCCGAGAATCCTATGGAACTCCGATAGGAGTGAAAGGTGAAATCTCTTTTCGATATGCTCAATAGCGTGAAAGAAAACCACTTCATCCACTTCACCATCTTTCCAAGGTAGGATGCCGGCAACATCCAATACCATATCTGGCTCAACTTCTGGATTAACGTCAACATTTACGTACCCTTCTAACTTCGTTAGGCCACATGCGAGATTTAACTTCATGTTATTTCTCCGCAAGTACCGCCATCAAAGATTCTGGATCACGATCCTGTCTCTCTGGGTTCACAGTCTTTTCAATTCCAGGATATCTCTTCTCATCAAACTCTTTTTGGAGTTTAACGCTCTCAGGGTGAATTAACTCAGTTCCTAACAAATGCCCAGTTTTCACCCAAGTATGAGCAAAGATACTAACACCATCCACTTGTTCTTTTGCTCTTTTACAGAAAAAGACATCCTCTGTTTGATGTGAACCCGTAACAAAGAAGGGGGGAATAACCTTCTTGAGTAGATCGACTTTGATAAGGCAACACGAAAATCCAACGGCGTCACAAGCCAACAAACCCGTATCCGGGTCGGCTTTATCCTCATAATCGTCCACGAAGGAGTTCTTTTTGTACGCAGAATCAGTGAAGTTGAAGATCATCGGATGATACGGATATCCTCTGATGTGCGTGACTCCGCAAATAATATCTTTATCCGCTTCCACCAATCTATGCCAAGCGTCCACAGGAAGGAGTACGTCGTCATCAATGAACATAAGGTAATCAAAATCACCTTCAAGAGCAACCTTAGCAGCTTCATTGCGCATCCGATCTATACTCATCCTACGAGGATTACAGAGAGCAAAGTTTACTTCTTTACCCTCTTCACCGAACTTCTTCTTGGAATCCTCACTCCCTTTAAAAACCCCAAGTCGATAGAAGAATTGCATATGATTGGAGTATGCAAGTTGATCTACCTGAGATAAATTATTTATACCAATTAGTGTATTAATTTTATTCTTCATTATAAATATTGTGATCTTTGACCAGGATCTAACATTCCTAAAAGATCTGCATATATAACTGAGTCATCTTTCAAAGGGTTATGAATTATTAATTCTAGCATATACTCTTCTCGGTAATGCCGTAAATTATAGTCTGCGCATTTAATAATTTCTTCTAAAGAGTCCATAAATTTTAAAAGAGGGCCGCCCCACCAGGAGGAGTGCGCGGAGCGGCCCATATTAGGTCTACCGGAGAATAAACCTAAAGTCTTCCAACGATCACTTAAAGAGCTTTGACAAAAACCCTTGCCGTAACCGTTAGAGCCGTACCATTTGTTGTTGCCGTGCTCAATGTAGAGTTGAACGAGGCAACATCACTTGCCAAAAACGCAAACGCAAGACGATTCCCATAGAAAGTCGTCGCGTCTGTTGAAGCAAAGGCCGCAGAACCCGCTGCCGTTGAGAAACAGTTATTTACTGTATCCAAACTAAGGAGCGCACCTTTTGCCATTGAGGTCGAACCGGCCCAATTTGAAGTATCCGAAGCGCGAGTAGCTCTAAGCAAAATAGCGTTCTTATGGATACCAAAAGAAACTACATCACCGTAACCACCAATGGGAATTGTGTCGGTCGTAATTCCCAAGAAGAAGGTAGTAGCCAAATCAGTAGTGAGGCCAGAAGGAAGTTTGACGGCAAGACCATCATCTGTTCCATCAAGACCCATAGAGACAGGAGTACCACGAGGAATAACCGCACCGGAATCATTAAGAACCTGAATCCGCATACGATCGCCGCCACGAGGAGCACCAGCAAGAGGAGTATTCATTTCTTTATATCTCCTTTCTCTTTAAGTGAGCGTCCTGGCAATTTTGCCAAGAACACCATGCTTGCGACGGTTATTCACACAGATATTTCCCGTCCAAACCATGTGACCAACACGAGAATCACCATTGATGGGCTTCGCGAAACTCTTACCATTTTCGTCTTTCAACATGGTAAAGTCTCGGCCGCTCATGTACTTCATGCGGAAGAATTTCGTGTTGATGAAGTAAGCAGTTCCGCCAGTGGTGGTAGAAGTGTCCGTGGTTCCAGCGAACACATTGGGAATTTTCTCATCCCACGCAACCGTGGCTCCCATAAACTTGAAGTTAGTAAATGGAAACTTCTGGTCTTCAGTGATCTGACGATAACGATCAAAGAATGCAAAATGGAAGAGTTCGTATGAAGTCTGATCCATGAGAATCAGGTCGGGCGGCCCACCCGCGCTCTTCGAGCAGGAATTAAACATATTGACCATCTCTTTGAGAAAGCCAACATATGTGGTAGCTGCTGAAGTGGCGGTCTGATTTCTCCACCAAGTCTCAGTATTGCCGGAAATGTTTCCAACCGTCTCGGACGTGGTGCTAAATTCAATTAGCTTTGCGATGGGATCAACTGAAGTAGATCCATTCGTGCCGCTAACTTTAGGAGTCGTCAAAGCTCCGTTTCCACTTCCTTGGAGGAAGTGAGTCATGAAGCCTTCTTGAATTCCCATTTCCGCTTGCTGAATCTTAGTTTTCACAAGATCAACAATACGTTCACGGTTCTTCAATACATCCAGCATTGCATACACGATGGGTGTAACAATGCTGCTCCATTGATAAACCGCAGAAGTTACGCCTTCAATTGGGGTAACGCTCAGTTCATCATAACCCTCATACGTGTCGATGGGGTTTAGCGCGGTCATGAGCGGAATCTGAATGTAAGTTCCAGAACCGCCATCCTCATACATACTACCAGCAATTAGTTTATGAAAAAGTGCATTGGATTTACCAATATTATCAATCATCTTCTTGCTGTAATTTGCAAGAGTTTGGCTAAAAAGCGCGTCAAGATAAGTAGTAATGTTTGAGGGATTTGAGGTATCGCCAAAAGTGATAGCCATATTCCCTTTATACTCCCCTTTGGGGAGAAGTTAAATCACTTGATCGATTCCATAGCTCTAGCTATAGCATCATCAAGAGATTCCGCAGGCCGCGCCTTGACTCCAGTGTCAGTCGGGCGTTTTCCGTTTAGTTTTGTATCTGGATCGGATGAATTACGGGTGATTTTACCCGCTAACGCTTTCGCGTTTTTAACCTTAGCTCCGCGATGCTTCGCGATGGCATAGAGTTCTTCAAGATGTTCTTTAGCCGAAATGTTCTTCGGCATTGGAGTTCGCTCGATGAGTGCAGCAATTTCTGACTCATACTCACCTGCATCAGTATATGTTGCCGCAAGCCAAGTAAAAGCCTCGTCAGCTTCCCTTTCGGCTTGGCGGTTAGAGATTTCCGCAAGTTGGGCGGAGTTAAGTTTTCGCTCATTAGCTAGAACTTTCTCCATCACATTCCCTAGCTTTCCAGCTAGGAATTGGTATTCATCGCCAAGTTCTTCCTTGATAACATCACGGAGAGAACTAACTTTTTCTTGCTTCTCGCTAGGAGTGTCCTTGGGTCCGAAGGAGATGTTATGTTCTTGAGCTAGAACAGTGAGAATGGACTTTGCAGTTCGGGGATCTTTTAGTGCTCGATAAAGCGATAGTGCTGAGGTTTGCTCTTGCTTTTCGTCATCACTCGCTGATTCGTTAGATATAGGGACGTTTTCCCCGCTTTTCCCCACCTGTGTCCCCGCACTGTCCCCGATCCCACTGCTTTCCTGAAGAACGCTCCCACTCTGTTCCCCTTCGCTCCCCGATGAGTCTGAGGAAGTAATACTGACATTTGCTTCTTCTACCATTTGTTGAATTTCCTAATTTGGTTGAATAAAAAGATTAATAGCCCACCCTCTTCGAGGGTTTGATCTTTCCCGAAGGGGGCCGCGCGGCGAGTTTCGCTGCTAACAGTTTAACTGAACTCTTCTTCATTGTTGAATCCTACTTAAGAATCGAAAGTCTGTTCCCAGGCCGTACCATATACGTTTTGAGAAACTTGATAGCTTACTTTTGTGTAGCGATCAGAATCAGCTTCTACGTAAACTTCACCAACTTCATACTGTCCAGGAAGAATATCCTCGTAAAGTACCCGATCTTTCCACGGCTGTTTCTTTAGGGGCGCTCCAATGGGATATCCCTTTTTAGGATTTCGTGCATCATATCCTGGATACTGAGGAACAGTCTCAAGTGGATCACCTGCTACGCAGGAAAGAGTATACAGGACAGATGAAGGATAATAAGCTACATTACGGACATCAACTTCAAATGTCTTTCCGTTGGGGAGTTTCGCGGTGTAATTCGTTTGACCTAGCGCACTAGTTGCTGGAGAACTATTATATGTGGCGTACCACTTATCAATGGTGTGGGGTTGTTCTTCAGCGAGCCACAAAAGAGTGTCTTGAAATGTTACATCATCCCATCGCAAGTCTGGGAGATCTTGATACATATCATTATAGAGATTAGTTGGATCGCTAATCCCTTCAGGAACGATTGGAATTATGACAGCCATCTTATGTTCTCCTTATTGAACTAACTGATTATTCAGTTGATTATTTATATCATCTTGAGTTGGGGGAGTTTGTTGCTCCGCAACTCTTTGCATTTCACCCGTGCCGCCACCGCTCTGTTGCTGGCCGCTCCCGCCTCCTTGCGGCCCCCCACCCTGCGCGGCCATCATTTGAAGTAACGCCGCGTTTTGCATCTCTCTAATTACTCGCTCATTTCTATATCCTACTTTGTAGGCCGCTTCACGAATAAGTAGTGGCGACATCGCCAACTCTGGGAAGTTCTTGAGAATCGAAATGAACTCAATGAACTTGGTCTTTTCCACTTCATTTTGCGCTGGAGAAGTCGAGCTAACATCAACGAGTAATTTAAACTCATACCCATCATCTAAATCCGCAGGATTTAAGAGCTTATATTCCGTCTCGGGTTTGTATTCTTGGTAGAGTTGGGAAGACTTATCAGTCGATTCAACCATAACTGGTAAGGTAAGCCGGTCCCCGGCTGTAATAATTGCAAGCCGAGCAATCTCTGTGATAAAAGTGTTAACGTCTTCTGTGTCCGCGGTCTCCCTAACGTTCGACCTGTTTTCGATAATCTGGGCTTGAGTTGCAGTTTGGCGATCCGCGACTCCTCGCGCTTCGCTTGAAGTTCCTGATATAATGTTGAAGTCTTCACGCGTTACTCCGAGAGATTGAATTGCTTGTGCGCCGAGATCCGCATTTGCAATGGGAACAATTCCTGGATTGTCCACTCTTTCCATCTCGATAATTGTTCCGTCGGGGCCATGATTAAATTTCGAAAGCTCTTCATGAGAGAAGACGCCTTTTCCTACTTGGAATTTGCGGACAAACCGCTTTCTATGATTTCTAGCCTGTTCTCTAGCTTCGTTAATCTCGTCTTGCTGTGAGAGCCAGTGAAAAACTGGAGGAATAGGGTAAAAGCCATCAAAGTCCAGATCCCAACGGAAATCCACGATAGGAGAGTAGGTAAATGGCTCTTCATAATAAATCTCCCCATCATTGTCCAGGACAATGTACTTCTTATGTGATCTATTATCCCAAACCTTCCAGTATTTAACCGCGTTCTTTACGTTGGTTACGTTCTCTTCTTTATTGTACTTACCTTCGGCTTGGGATTCGGAACTAGAAATAGACCCGATCTTTTCTCCGGTGGCTTTCTCGAAGTCGGAACGGGTGGCGTAATCGTAGTATCCATACCAGTCGCAACTCGCCAAAGTGTCTTCGCTTCGCTCTGACACGCGAAAGTTCTTTGGAGAGATGCGTCGAAAGAAGATGTGCTCTTCTTCGGTGAGGAGTTCTGGTTTGGTAATAATACGATCTTTAGACTTTTCACTGTCTTGATCTGAAGCCCACTCTGGCCGCTGTGCCTTAGGATTCTCGATAAACGAACCTGAGTACGCAACTTCCATTATGCCAAACCTAAAGAAGCCATCACGGATACACTTCTTGAGATTGAATGAGAACTTGTTCTTGGGGTTTTGGATTATAGTGTTGACGTATGCTTCTTTACGCTGCGCGGAGGCTAAAGATCTTTCGAGATCGTATGATGCGTCTATTGCTTTGGGGACTGTAATGATGTATGGCGTATTTACTAGATAATTAGCTAACTTGATTTTAATGGTGGAATAAACTAGGTTTAGGGTGTAAGGTCTATTATCTGGACCCAAAGATAGTTGGAGATTCCATTGCTTTCCACGGTAGTATTCCTCCAGCGTTTGACACATGTATTCATTAGCCCACGAATCGTAGGCTTGATCCGCCGCGTGGAATCGTTTTGTCCAGTAATTATTTTCCATTACTTAATTAACTTACGAAACCCAGTCCCGCTTCACGGGCATCGAACCTTTTGATAAAGGGCGCATAACATTACGCATCTTTTCGAATCTATCAAATGCCATTAGACTTCTCTGAGGAATTTCACGCCGCTTAGTTTTCAGCCCACGCGAGTGCATCGCAACAAAGTAACGAATTGGGTCATATGCGTGATCTGTGATACTTGTATCTCGATCATCTGCGTATACAACTCTTCCGTTATCTGAGCCAAGCTCTTCTCTTCTTTGTGCAAGTAATTGGTCGATGGCGTTATAACACCCAAAGTTGTGGTCACTTCTCTTTTTGATGAAGTATATTCCGGGTGCATGACGCTCCGCGGTGATTGGGTGGGTAAATTCATCACTTTTATTTAGTAACTCATTAATGCGGTTTCGAGTTGCGTATTCGTTGTTGTCGGCCGCTTCCCAATAAATCGGCGGGGCCTTAATATCTAGGGTAAGATATTCATCCGCCACCGTCCAAAAAGCCCCGTTCTTTTGAGTGGACTTCTTAAAGATGGATGGATCGGCGTAATTCCCAGCATAATTTTCATCCCTAGAGAGATCCGATATGTTACGTCGATGATCCCCGATAAGAGTATTAGGAGCATAATACTCGCGGTAAAAAATATATACGCCCCGAAAGTGAGCAACCCATAAACAGCACGATGGAGAGGCTTCACCATGATCGAATGACCTGTAAAGGATTCCTTCTCGCAATACCATCTTCATAAAATCATACATCTCTTCGGCAGGAAGATCTATGACTGAAGAGTTATCCATGTAATGAAGTTGTGCGCTCGATGCGCCCCATTGCCCTTCAAAATACTTTGCGACCCACTCGGGATCACGTTTTAGCATGTTCTCAATGGTTTTGGGGTCATTGAGCGCGGCCACCGTTTTAGCATGAACCCATCCATAATCAGGATCTCTCATTGGAGATTCAGGATGGAACTTCTTATAAATCCAATGGAATTTCGTATCTGGATTGCACAAGATGTCAAAGAAGTTCGGGACTTTATCGTTGCCGCGCTCTTCTTTGGGCCAATCATTTCCGAGGCCGCTCCCCGCTTTAATGTAATCTGGAACCTGAGCTTGGTCCCACCTCCCTATTCGGGAGTCCAGTACATAAAAAGTAGCTTCACGAGTCTCTTCAGCTTGATCCAGAAGTGCTGAATTAATTTCAAGGCCGCGCAGCGATTGTTCGTTAAATGCGTCTAAGTGTTTCCACAGGATCATCGAACCATTTTTAAGAGTTGTGATGCCCTTCTCAATGTTATGGGCTTCTACGAACTCTTCAGGACATATCTTAAAGAATGTCCTCATAGTGGTTTCGCGTAAGTCGGTAAACTTCTCTCTACCAATGAGACTTCTGTAATTCGGGTAAGAAGCGAGCATCATGAATTGACGCGCACATCCTATCCAGCTCTTTCCATTTCCAAACCCGCCGCTAAAACAGTTGTTACGGGCCTTCGAGTAGAAGAACTTCTCCTGCTCTTTAGTTTTGAACTCGAAGTTTAGGTCCATACTAAAAGGGGAGATACCTAAATGGCTCTTCTATCAAAGGTGGTGGCGCGGCCCGCTCTGGCCTACAGGTTAACTTATAAAATCCTTTAAACCTATTATTGATTACATTTGATACAGCGTCTAGAAGTAGTCGAGTAGCTTCGTACTCACTAAATCTTTGTTCGTCGTATAATTTAACTTCAATATTAATTTTCATTGGTGAAGACCTTAGCTAAATATGATAAGTTGGCCGGCTGCGCCGGGAGTTTCGGGGGCCGCGAACATCACCAGGAGATTAGAATTTGACGATGCGCCGCGGCCCTATTTGTTACTTAAAGCCCCCGCCAAGTAACAAAACTTAAACTCTTCCCCGAAGGGGTTATTCACAGTTAAGTTTCTTATCAGTGAGTGGATACATTATTCCCATCACCTGATATAAATCTATTCTGGTTCCCTCGGAACTTACTTGTTCTGCCGGAAGAACTACTACTGTCCTATCTTTCACGATATATTCTGAAACCACCGTGGGATCGGTTAATATATCGCTTACTGTTTTGTCTGTTAAAATCAGGTTATCTATAATTCTTGAATCTGTTGGAATGCATTGCGCGGTTGGAATTTCTTGTCCATCTACACGCAGTGCCCAGGGAGTTTGGACTTGGGATGGATCTAATCTTGTGCATCCCTCGTTTACTCCAACTTGTTCACCATCAATGCGAGTAAAGCATTCTGGTTCTAGGCATTGCATAAATCATTAGCACGTAATTCATTAGCAAGCGTACCAGTCGTCAGTGATTTTCATCTTCTGAGAAGGTGTGGGCCGCACTACCTGCGCTCCGCTGGCACCAGATTCGAGCGTGTAGTCTTTTGTGAGGAGCATTCTCAACCCGTTTCTGTAGATCTGAGGTTTTGTAATTGGAACTGGAACTTTCCATGACAAATTATCAGGTTCTAGAGTGAGTTGCTGCGTGTCGGGCCGCGCCGAGGAAATGTTGGGGGATACGTCAAGAATTGTGACGCCGGATTGATTTGTGAAAACTAAGGTGGGGCCAAGACCAACTTGGGTGGAATTTCCTGATGCGTTTATGCCTTGCAACGCGGGGCCAGGAGAATAACGGATTTGATCTGGATCAGTACGAGTTTGGCCGAAAAGTCGGGAGGCTAGCGCGGCCAACACCGTGAAGAATCCGAAGCGGGATAAGTTCATGAGTTATTCGACTTCCCCATGCTCATTTTCCTCATAGAAACCCTTTTCTTTTTTAATCTTTTCCTGGTATTCCAAATCCACAATGAGTGGATTCACTAGGACGAATCGGATTCCCATCACTTTACAATGTTCCCGTGCGCGGTCCATTGCTTGCTTCAGATTCCCAGTGTAGGGGAAGTTCTTTTGTTTCATTACCGCGCCCTGGCGATAATGTAGGGTGAAAAGTCTAGATGATGTTGGTATTTGCTGTTCCATGCTTTATATCTATTCAGGAATTAATATATCAAATGCGTTCTTATTCCCACCGCTTTTAGTGTGGGCCATAATGTTGATGTTCACGACAGGTTGAGGTAATGGAGATTCGTCACGTCCTGAGACATTGTTCGCTAGAATCTTTGTGGCGAACTCAATTGCTTTCATCTTAATAACTGGATCACTATTTCTAATGATCTCATTTACTTCCATTGCGATAAATGCAAAGCTGAGTCCTTGGTCTTCAAATGCGCGTCTCGCTGCTTCAGCAGGAGTTACTTCATCTCCATCTGTTCTATCTATTAGAACTAGTTCTCTTTTTGGGAGGATGGAGGCTTCACGTAGCGCGCGAATCGCTGGATCTTCTAGTTTGCGCTTTACAACAGGTTTCGGTAATTCTCGCTCAATTACTTCAAGAGCAGATTTGTGCTGTTCCTTCGGGGGTTTCAGGATCATTACTTCCTCCTGCATTATTTATAGCATCCATGAAATGCTTCAATGGATTATTTATGAGGCGTTCGAGTTCTCGTTCCGCTTCGCGGATTTCATTATTTTCTTGTGATGACATTTTATTAAATGGTGGCCGCGTCGGGTGGTCGGAGCCGGGCGCGGCCCACGCATCGCGGATATGGCGTTGTCTCGCTAGCCTTTTCGAGACTCCGCGTAGGCGTTGAAGCGATTGTAACACCATTCCCGCGTAGCGTCAACCCTAGATGTGGCGTGTTATCATTGGGTTAGAGACTTTTTGTAACGTATACACGCCCCTCCGGTGTCGCGTTGGCCGCTCTCGCGCTGTGACGCGCATATACATAAGGATACGACCGCGTAGCGGGGGGTGGCCGCTTACGCATCTCATTTTATTTTTTATTTTTTATTCTGCTTTGAAGTTATTTATTTCTAGTTTTCAGTTTTTCTTTAGCGGGGTCTATTTTTCTTTAGTGGGGTCACTACATAAGTATAAAGTACGCCAGGGCCGGGGGTTGGGGGATCGGGTGGGGCCGCAAAGTACTTTAAAACACAAAGCACTTCATAACACAAAGCACTTTAAACCACAAAGTACACTATAACACAAAGCACTTCATGATACAAAGTACTCTAACACATGTGAACATCATCAACATTAGAATAATGGATAACGCAATGCCCAAGATATAAGTGTAAGCGCGTACATCAATAGAAGTAACGCTGATATTCACAAGCTGAGGATATAAGTAAAACCACTTAATTAACCAAATAGTAAAATGCCCCAGGATCTCACAAGTCTTTTTGGAGGCAGTGACGGACGTTCTAAAAATTAAACGCGCATATCGCATCCTGACGCAAATGCGGCCCATGTTCAAATCGGGCCGCGCTCAGGTTTTCCGCGAACGTGCATATACAATGATGCGTTCGAACTTTGCATACTAAAGCGCTTTTAGATTTTAGATTAACTTTAGAAAATGTTAAGTTTAATTAAGAATGGGCTTGACAGGTCGATAAGCATACCCATAATGGATTGTCCGAGAAAATCCAAACCAGGAAAACCAAATGCCAAACATCAAACCAACTACACCATTCAATCCGACAAAATATGTACCCGTGACGGCAATTCCGATTTGCCCCTTGTGTGACACGCCTATCGAACGTGGATCACTGAATTGGACGTTCAGCCCTACAAAGGAAAGATTAGGACGCTACACTGGCACCTACACTCCAATAATCGGCCATGTCTGGCGCCACTACGATTGCGCGAACTTCAACGGAAAAGACAAACCTTCGACAAATCAGAATCCCCAAGACGCAAACGCAACTCCCAAACCTGAGCCAAAATCAGAACCTGTCGAAACTCCCAAACCATACGAAGAATACAAAGAAGAGAAACCCGTCGAACCCCACCCCGACTTCAAAACGATCACCACAAGCGCAACGGGAATCAAACGCGACCACCACATTCAATATCCTGATTTGCTCCGCTTGATCGACGCCAGAATGGATTGTTACTTAGGTGGTTCGCCAGGTGCCGGAAAGTCCTACGCGATCAAGAAAGCTGCGGAATCATTGGGCCTAGACTACGCTTACATTGCCCTGAGCGATGCCACGATGCCATCAGAGGTATTCGGATATCAAAACGCAGATGGGAACTACGTCGGAAAGATCCTGTACAAATTCTACAAGCATGGCGGAGTTCTGGACATTGCTGAACTCGATAACAGCAACACGAACGTGTTTACACTCATGAACAATCTTTTGGACAATGGCGAAACCTACTTCGCTGGACGTACAAAAGATGAGGAATACCAGAAGGTCACACGCCACGCGAACTTCATTGCGATAGGCAATGGCAACACTTTTCTACGTGGGCCTAATTCGATGTTCCCTGGCCGACAACGTCAAGATGCAGCGGCCATCGAACGATTCGTAATGATTGACTGGAAATACGACCCGGAACTCGAATTGAACTTGTGCCTGAAGATTGCGCCCGGACCAAAAACAGAACGAGTGGTCAGATGGGCGCATGACCTCCGTAAGATCGTCGAACCAATCGAGGGAATCAAGGGTCATGAACTCGTGGTCTCAATGCGAGGGATGCTGAAACTCGTGAAACTCCTTTCTCTCGGATTCTCCGCTTCGCAGTCTGCGGAAATGGCTATCTTCAAGCAATACGCGCAACGCGAAACACTCCTGAAACTATGCCCCTTAACTTTCTAGAAAAGAGCAAACCATGAAATACATCACAAAAGAAAAACATCCTCAAAAGCCACTATGCGCGAACTCGTGCATTGTGACGTGGGCTTCGCTAGAATCCTACCTCACAGATTGCGACGAACTTTCCTATGCCCCGCATGGAAAACCTAACACTCGAAAGATGCGACTCCCAGATCCCTCGATCCTGAAACGCATCCAGAACTTTACTACGCAACTAAACACGTCAGAGTTCATCAACACTCGTACTCGTACAATGGACGTGTCTGGTGGCTCACTGGACGTTGCTACGTACCTCTCAGGAGTTCCTGAGTGCTTCTCTCGCATCGTTCCACGCAAGGGAAAAGACATCCGAGTGGTTTTTAGCCCAGAAGTTCACGTCGATTCAGATGATGACGCGCTATACATTCGTGGCGCGGCGATTCTCTCATTGATAGATTCCTTAGAGTCGAAGGGAAACAGAGTTGAGTTGTGGCTTGGATGGGACAATACAGTAGCAGGGCAAAAATACGAATCTCGTATCCTAGCCAAGCGCTCCACAGATTATTTAAACGTCACGGCTCTCGCGGCAGTATGTTGCGACGCATCGTTCCTTAGAACGTGTGAGTTCAACCTGATTCATCATTTCCTACACACAGAAGGTGTAGGCAGAAACTACGGAATCACACTCCCCGGTGATGTTGTAATCTCAGGCCGATACGACGAAATGGCGCATTTCCGTACACTCACTTCGTGCGAGAAGTGGATAGACTCTATGAAAAACAAACTGCAAGACGGGGAAGGAAAGATCCAATGAACTCTCTAGAATATTGCTGCTACACGTGTGGGATGCCAGCGCTTTCGACGCTATGCGAATCTTGTACACTCGTTACACTCCATGAACAAATCACGCCTGACCCGCGTGAACCGTACGAAACATACGAACAGGAAGAACTAGAATTTTAAACCCCTAGCGGGGTTTTCTTTTACTCAATTTAAATACACTCCGTATCGACTCACTTCGCTCGTCGGCAAGCTAAACTAATCTCATGCCAAACTATTTTAAATCGCGCACACTTGCCCTGAGACGCGTCAACTCATCTTTCGAGTATCCCTACACCTCGCTCCGCTCGGATCTTTCCTACGCGAAACAACACGTCTAGTATTTTAATTCGCTCCGCTCGTTGAATTCTAAAATCTAAAATAAAAAACTCTCCCGGCTTCGCCGGTGAGCGAGAGCCGAGAGAGTATTTAGTTTTTAGTTTATGAATCTGATTTATGAATAGATTTTTAATTCGAGAGCGGGATTATTTTAGAGTAGTTCCCGCTAACTACTTATGGACGCGCTAACTATTCGTCGTCACCTTCCTCATCATCATCGTCATCGACCGCGCTCGTCGCCTTCAGCGATTCAAGAATGAACGGCATGGTGAGAAACGCATCAAGAATCGCACGAGTCTGTTTTACCTTCGACTCACGCGTGGGCTTTCCGTTCGCTCCGGTTTCGAGCATCGCCGAGAAAGGCAACACTTGACGGAATCCAGCTGCGAGCTTCAATACTGCGGTTTTGCTAGCGCCTTCAGAAACAACCTTCTTCCTCTCCTGAGCAAGAGTGAGTTTACGAAGCCGATCATTGATCGCACCCAAAAGCAACTTCTCATCAGCGAGTCGCGCCGAACCTTCCTCAACGCTTGCAGCGGGCGTAAAATCCGCCGTAACCTCTTTGGTCTTTTGAGTCAGGTTGGACAGGTCGAAATACTTATAAACCTTCTGGAGCTTCTCAACCCCTACGGGGTTAACTGTAGCAGCGGCCATCTTATATCCTTCTTTCTTTTCTTTAATACTGGCAGAGCAGCTTTGCGTCGTTTGTTAGCCCCTCGTTAGAACGGCCCTGTTAACGCCCCGTCTACTCTGCCAGTCCCGCTTCACGGGTTTGAATTTGCTTACATGACCATCCTACAACGACTCGACATGAAATGCAAGTCCCTTCGAGAAGTATTTCTAACTTTTTTAACTCATTCACAGCTACTCGCTGATCCAAACTAAAACCCACGTCTATAGTTAAAATCACTGAAAATTCTGTTTTCAGGCCCCGCCATCCCCATGATTCCAAAGGGCTTACGCTAACCCCCTTAGAATGCTAGAGTTACGGCCCACGCAACTACCCTCAAAAGCGACTAAAACGGGCCGCTTTTCGGAGGATACACCGAGACACCCCACGCCGATCAGAAGCGTGGCGGCCCCTTAGCGCCCCAAAGCGCCCTATCATATAAGATGTCGGACACAAGAACAGTTTCGACCTTAGTGTCAGAAGTACACTCTACCCCGGTTTCGAGGTGAAAAATAGGTGGTTCACGGAGTAGTTCAGTAGCATCTCATTTTAACTCATCTAGTTTTAAAATCAGCAACTTAGACTATCTCAAATTTTGAACTCCCTCCCCAGGTAAAAACCCCCCCCCCCCTACCCCTGTATAGTGAAAATGGCTTAATCTGGCGTAAGTGCTTTAGAATCAAGGACTTAGCGGGAATTAAGTATAGGACTTCATAATTGGCTGTTTACATATATTATTTTTTTTTAATAATTTCTAAACCTATGGCGGACACCCCCTTGATTCTAAAGGACTTAGCTCTCCTCCTCCCCCACATGAAGCTTCTTTCATAAACAGCCCATCCAGACACCCCCCTTCGGGGTAGGGAGGGAGTTAGCTTCGCGAAGAGAGCTAACCCCATGACCCCAGACATTTTAACTTTTTTAACTTTCCTCTTGACTACCCCCCAAACTGCCCCTATACTACCTTCATACCGCCCCCGAAACACGGACTCAGGGCGGCCAGAGCTAGAGACCACCAAAATACCGGAGAAAACACTATGGAACAAAAAAAGCTAAATCGAGAACTAGATATAGTCCTCGAACAATTCGGCTCGCCTTTCATGACCGCCGCAACGAAACTCTTGGCTGACCCAAAGCGATGCGTAGAAGTTCTGGACGATCACGCTCTATATGGATGCGCCGATGGAAACGTCACGCCGCAAGTAGCGCGTAAAATGATCGGCATGATCGACACCGTGACGGGCCTATCAACTAAACTCGCAAAGTATCTCGACATTGATCCGGTAGTTATGCTTACGCTTCTTATGTTCGAGGCAGGAAGATCTCACGAACGTGAAACGATGAGCATGAACGAACTCGAACGGATGTTTAAATAAAATGACGAAAGAACAAATGTCAAAAACTAACACTTGCTACATAGCATTCACCTTCAATGGCGCAAACCACATCATGCACATTGATGAAACCGACATCATTCAAATGTTAGATGATATTCTCACATCGGGTGATGAATATGCTAAGGAGTATCATCAAGCAATTCTTGATGGAGAATATGTAACCGAGGATCGGTTGTGGGCCGCGCTCAAGACATCTCCACTTGGCTACACCATGAAAGCCTACGCAAAGATAAAGAGCATACGATAATGGGCGAACTAACAAATTCACTCGACACTGCACGGGCCTCTCTAGCAGAGGCCCAAAACGATTTGAACCAACTCCAGAACTTATCAAATCAGTTCCGCACTTGTTTCGTGATGGTAAATGCTCCACCTTCGGGAACATACATCCCCACCGCAGACGGGCACGAAATTAAAGATTTCCTGGAAGTTCAGCGGAGCCGATTCGAAGGTTGTACGCTAGAAGATGCCATTTCATGGATTGATACGTGTCAAACACATCTCGCACTTTTTTCTAGACTCGCGAGAGAATTGTCCAAAACTAAAATTAAAATTGAAGTCGAAACGGATCTACTCAAACTAAAAGAGAACACAGAAAACATTCGAGCCAAGAAGAGCGCCAAGATCAACGGAAAGATCCACATTGATAATCAGGGCGATGAGATCAAGAATCCCGTCACGGCGGGAATTGATCCCATCGACAAGATGGTATTCAAGGGGATCAAAAAGATCCAGCGAACTTTGGGATGCGATTTCGCAACAGCCCGTGACATGGTCATGAAACTTCAAATTAAAAAGGAGAGCTAACCCCCTTCGGGGAAAGAGATTAAAGTACTCAGAAACTCCTCCGCGAAGCGGGAGAGTTTTTGGAGATTTTAATTTACAGAGAAAACTAAATGGAGCTAAATTTATGCGAGCAATTTGTCCGAACTGCAAGCGCAAAGTTTTAGTCGATGATTCTGGATTCTTAGCTGTTCATTTAGAACCTGAATCTAAACAGATTTGTTACATGACTGGAACATGGGCTGAAGAATTATGCGACTCCTCGAACGTAAAGACCCAAAATTAACTCCACTCGAATCTCAGGTCTTAGAACTTTTCAGAAATGGGAATTTCAACGGGCCTGAGATCGCACAAAAGTTAAACAAGAGTATTTCTCAGGTCGCAAACTGTTTGGAGATGGCGAGATCTAAAGAGTCACTTCTAAAACTAATTTCTGAAAAGAAAAGTTATGGATTTACGCCACTTTATGTGGCTCGTCACTTTGACAAAACTATTTACTCAACTAAACCGCTAAATAAATTAAAATGAAACTCGCTGAATCTTGTAGTAATTGTGGACGTAAAGAGATCCAAACTAAAATCCCCGTTGGGAAAACGCTCTACGTGGTTTTTAAGTGTGGTCATGTAAACACTCATTTCAACGGAAATGAAACTCATGAAAATAGTGTAATTTCGTCTCCGGTCGCTGTGGTGGCCGCGCCTACGGAGGGTGCGGAGACTCAACCCCTGCTCACCGACTCGTCAGCGGTCATCCTAGAGCCAAATCCGACCCCGCCACCGACCCTTATACAAGTGATGGCCGCGCCCGCCCCCGCCGGCAGCGGCCCACTCCCCACTTCAAATGGATTTGAAATCCCATCTCCGCAGGAGATTTTAAATTTAACTCCCTCGAATGAAGCAACTCCCCTAACAAATTGTGACCCAGCGAACTATGTGAGCTGTGACAGCACCATGAAGAGTTATGACTTTCAAACCGAGGGAGTTAAATTTATAGAACGCTCGAATCTCAGATGCCTCATCGCTGATGCAACCGGACTCGGAAAGACTATTCAAGCTCTCATCGCGCTGCGCGAGAATCGTGAGAAGGCATTCCCCGCTTTAATTCTAGTTAAGGGCGGTCTCATTTATCAGTGGAGTGAAGAATTCCGTAGATGGTGTGACTCACTGCCTATGCGAGTGATGCCGGTAACATCAAGAGTTAATCTAATTCCTGGCTTCCAGGCTTATGTTATGAGCATGGATTTATTTACGAGACTCAAAAAAGAAGAGCTAGAAAAAACTGGTCTTTTGGGAGTGCTCGGAATTAAAACTATAATTCTTGATGAAGTTCACAACTACAAGAACCCAAGCTCGAAGAGAACCATAAATCTCATCACGTACATCCAGAATTTAGATATCGAGCATATCATTGCGCTCTCGGCAACTCCCATTAAAAATAAAGCTGATGAGTACTTCACGATTCTAAACCTTCTTGATCCGGGAACATTCCATTCACTAGATAGGTTTAGAAAAAGATGGTTGATGCAAAACGATAAGTATCAGTGGACTCGAATTAACCCTTATTACCTCCAAAAGTTTAAAGATCTAACTTCTAAGTATATTCTCCGTAGGGAGAAACATGAAGTTCTCACTAACTTACCTCCGCTATCGCGTAACTTTGTGTATGTTGAGATAGAAGATGAGAAGCTCAAGGGAAGTTATAATAAGGCATTGGATATGTTCAGCAACTATCTCAATGACCCGAGCGAAGCTAAGAACGCAACCACAATGTTAGGTTGGTTAGCTAAATTAAGAGCCATCACTGGTGAATCTAAGTGTCAAAACGCTATCGAATTTGCACAAGAGCACTTAGATTCGACAGAAGAGAATTTATGCATTGGGATTCATCACACTGTCGTGCGGGATACGCTCAAGTACATATTTCAGGGCGGTGGATATGCCTGTGAATCTCTCTCAGGAGAGGATAGTGCAATGAAGAAAGATCGAATCGTCCAGGCTTTTATGCGCGATGACATCAGACTTTTAATTTTAAATA